ATCGGTGACCCGGAATCCCCCGTCACCGGGTCTGTTTGGTCGGGCCTCAACAGCAAGCACGTGACCTCTCAAGCTCCGTTCCGTCCGGCCAAGGCGGTGGAAGCATGAACATCCACCCGATCATTGATGAACCTCCATCGTTTCCGCAAACTGTCTTACGCCTGCTCACAGGAAGCACTCATTGCTGTGACTGGTGCGAGAAACGCTGGATCAAGGTTCACCGCACTGGCCAATTGGAATGCCGAAACCGTCGATGTCCCTACTGCGGGCAATACGGATGCCCCCGAGCCGAAAAACACTGGAAGAAATGCCCCGTGTGGAATCACATGACCCCGCCTGCATGGCTATACCCCGTGTTGGATCGGCTCTGCGAAAGAGATCTGCAACGAATGGCGAAGAAATCGAGGAATGATGCGTGACACGATCCTGTGCCTATGCGACCTGACCGGTGTCATGGCCCGCCCTTGGGTGGAACACGGGTATCGGGCCGTGCTGGTGGACCCGCAGTATGGCATCGACCATGAGGATGGTGCCTATCTGAAACTGGCCTGCACCATCGAGGAGGCGTTCGACCAGATCAGCGTGCTGTTGCGTTCGGGGCGTCTCGCGTTCGTGGCCGGTTTCCCTCCCTGTACGGATATGGCGGTGAGCGGCGCGCAATGGTTCGCCCGCAAGTACGAGGCCGACCATTTGTTTCAGGCGAAGGCCGTTTCCGTGGCGGAACAATGCAGGGTGATAGGTGAGATGAGCGGTGTCCCCTACATGGTGGAGAACCCGGTGTCGGTTCTCTCCAACGTGTTCGGCAAACCCTCCCACACGTTCGACCCGTGTGATTACACGCGGTTCGCGCCAGAGGACAACTACACGAAGAAAACCTGTCTTTGGACGGGGGGGGGGATTCCGAATGCCTCCTCGCAGCCAGGACATGAGTCTGCCGGCTCCCGACCGGAATCGTATCTGGTACATGAGCGGCAAAGACCGGGCCAACAATCGCAGCAAGACGCCGTTGGGCTTCGCTCGAGCGGTATACGAAACCAATCACAAGGAGGAAAACAGATGAGTCTTTTAAAGGCGAGGACATTCACCCGTGAGGAGTTTCGAAAGGTCATCGCAGCCGCCATCTACGACTACGAACACGCTCCCGCGAAATGCCTCTACACGACCAAGGATGCGGCAGACCAACTCTACGGCGAGTACGGCGAGGAAATCGAGGTGGAGGGATGAACGGAGTACAGCTTACCAACCATCTGACCGCGCAATTCATGGCATCAACCATAAGCCGGTACGAGGCCGAAATCCGCGAGGACGGCGACTTCCGAGGCCGCCTGTACGCCATGAGCCTCAAACGTCTCAAGCGCAAATGCGAGAAATACGCGAAACGTGAGCGCAAGGCCATCGAATATGTCGCCACGCTCAAGGAGGAATCATGAGGAAACCATTCAAGGACTGGACGTTGGAGAATTTCGTCGGGTTAGCGATGCTCGCTACTGTGATCCTGTTAGTGGTGTCCGGCCTGACGGCCATCTGCTTCGTCTGCTGGGCTTCCGTGCAGACACCCGACCAGCCGGAGCAGACCATCGTGCAAAAAATTGAGACCACGGGCGACATCAAACGCCTGTGCATCGAGGCCAAGACCGATGGGCGCATCGACGCCATGAGCTGCCAGCTTATCGACCCAATGGCGGGAGGCGTGCAGTGACGAGTCAGACAACACGGGACAAAGTGCTCGTATGGCATAAGCGCGGCTACAGCGCAACGGAAACGGCCCGTCAATTGGGCCTTCCGTTGGAGGAAGTGCGTGCGATCATCCGCGAGGGCGACGGTCGTCCGAAGCCGCCGCGCAAGGTCGAATTCATCGAACCTCCATTGTTCGAGCAATGACCCGCAATACCAAATAAAACGAAGCCCTCCACCAAAATGGCGGAGGGCACGCTCACCAAGCACCAATCATAGCTTAACGTGGAGGGCTTCAAACAATGATCATCCAAACCGAACCATGCCAACACTGCGGCAGCCAGCAGGTCGAGGCACCGTGGACGCTCTGCCGGGACTGCCGACGACAGTACGCGAAAACACTCCACCAGCTGCGCCGCAACATGCAACTATTGCAGCGGGTCGCGCGGCATGAGTACAAGCTCGGCGAACCCGGAGCGGGCGGCAAACCGCAAGGAGGCGCGGCACCCGCGCCCATCAACCTCCACGCGCAGGACATGCTCGACCAGACCGAGGACGGCCTGCAGGACATGTGGAACGAAACCGGCGTGGAAAGCCGTCCGAGATGGCAGACCCTGCTCAGGGACGCTCCACGACGACTGCCCGACCTATGCCGCGCCAGCCGCTCGGGACATTGGCTGACATGGCTCACCCACGCCTGCGAGCGCATCGAACCGCTCATCGACCGCAAGCCGCGCACACGCAGGATAATCGGCGTATGCCCCGAATGCGGACGCGAGGTGACCGCCGCGAAGGGCGAGACGCTGAGACTCTGCAAATGCGGGGCCGTCATCGACGTGGCCGAGCTGCGCGAGCAGAGCCGCGACAAGGCCGAGGCAATCCATCTCACGAAGACACCTGCGGGCATGAGCGAATGGCTGCGTGAGAACTACGGATACGAGGTCAGCCGCAAAGTAATCATCATGTGGATACGCCGTGGCAAACTCCCCAGCAGCAAGCCAGTGGAAGACGGATACTACGAATTCAGCATCAGGGAGATAGTCAGCATGGCAATGGCATATTCCAGCCGGCAGTAGGCTGTTGCCACCCCGTGGTATACTCCGTATCAGGATAAGTGCGAAAGCCTCTGGGACATACATCTCAGGGGCTTTACCATACCCACCTATGCGCGTAGCTCAGCCGGTAGAGCGGCGGTCTCCAAAACCGCAGGTCGTTAGATCGAAGCCAACCGCGCATGCCACGGCTTGCGTACCGCAGAGGACCAGCCGGCCATGCCGAGACAGCACGGCGACCCGCAAACACGACAACCGGTCCGCGAACTAGAATCTCGCCCAAGCCACCAAACACACAGGATGGGAACATGAGCAACAAGGCAGGCTCAGGCCGATACCAAAATGGAGCAGCCCGCCGCAAATGCAAGGCCAGACACATCGCAACCGAAGGACCAATACCGATCTGCCCGCTGTGCGGCAAACCCATAGACCTCACACTCAAAACACCACACCCACTCAGCTGCGAACTCGATGAGATCATCCCATACAGCCGAGGCGGATCACCAACCAGCTATGACAACACACAACTCACACACAGAATCTGCAA